CAGCAGCAGCCGCAGACGTCCGGGCCCGGACCGGCCGCGGTGGGGGCGACGCCTGTTCGGGGGCTGCCAACAGGTCGTCATCGACCCGCCGCCTCGCCACCGCCGCAGCAACCCCGGCCATGCCGGGCCGGAACCGGACCGGCCGCGGCACCCACGACGACGACGCGACCAGCACCTGATCCGGGACGGTCACCCGGTCCCGGCCGACCCGCGGCGGGACCACGCCACGCCACACGGTCCGGCGAGACAACAGGATCTGCGGCGCCGTCCCCACCCGGGGTGCCGCCATCCAATCCAGGCTCGAGTAGCCGAAGTTGTCGTACCAGACGGTCGCGGCCGCGAGTGGCCCGTTCAGGGACCCGTGGGTGATCTCGTTGACGGGGCCTTGGGTGTAGGTCCCGGAGATCTGCTCCAGCAGGCCACCGGACCAGTCGTAGAGGCGGCCCCGGATCAGGCCAGCGGCGACGTCGATGGACCAGCCGATGGTGTACACGTTCCCGGGGACCATGGGGACGGTCCCGTCGGCGACGGTGGTGGTCAGGTCCCGGAGCCGGAGCAGCCCACCGGATGTGAGGGTGACCTGCGCGACCGCCGACCCACCGGACAGCCGGAACCCACCCAGAATCCACGTCGCAGTCGACGGCAGCACGCTGAACACGAACGTGAACTGCCCCCACGCCTGAACCAGCGGGTTCCCGTTCCCCATGCCCGCGAGCCGGGTCCACACACTCGACGTCGTGATGTCGAGTTTGCTGGCCATCGACCCGATCAGCAGGGGCCCGGTCGCGTCGTACGTCCACGTCCCGGTCCCGTTGACGCCGCCGTCGAGGATGCCCGCCGAGTTCAGCAGGGTCCCGCCTTGGGTGCCTTCCTCGTTGGTTTGGACCTCAACCCACGCCGGGGGAGACGTCGCGCCCCGGCGGCCGGCGAACCGGGTCCGCCGTCGCCGTCCCGGGCCACGGCCCGGATGGTTCGGGGTGGAGCTCGGGAACGGCACGACCCTGATCCTTCCCGGTCAGATGCCCTGGTAGCCCCAGACGGCCAAGTCGCTGCCCGCCAACAGGTTCACTCCGCCGCCTTCCAGGGTGATCCGCGTGATCTGCGTGGTGTTCGTCCAGATCCCGGACCCGATGATGTTGTGGGGTGCCGTGGCGGCGGCCTCCGACTGGTCACATCCGGTGAAGTCGACCCCATGGACGCGGCCCGCGACATTCGAGATCAGGAACCGGATCAGAGCCCGGGCGCCGGTGATGCTGGTTGCGGACACCTTGACCCCGGCGGCGGTCCCGGCGACCTGCGTGACGGGGGCACCGTTGTTGTCCTGGACCGCAGACGCGTAGGCCGTGGTCCCCGCGTCGCCGTTGAACTGCAACTGCGCGATCCCACCGCCACCGGAGTAGCCACTGATCCTGACCCACACCTCAAGCCAGTTGTACGCATCGAACGCGGGGGTTGAGATCGACGCGACGGACCCGCCAGCTCGGACGTAGGCGAGCGGGGTCTGCGCGGAGTAGCCCGGCACCTCAGTTCAAGCCGATGAGCGCGTACTGGTGGACGGTGACCGAGTTGGCGGCGTTCGCGACCGACCAGGTCCCGAACAGGTCGACGGTCTGCGCGGCCGTCGAGTCAAACCCGGTCCCGACCGCCGGCGCGGAGACGGGCAGCGACGCGACCGCAGCCACGTTCGCCGTCGCCGACAAGCCCTCGGTGATCCAGGTGCCCTGGCCCATCAGGTTCGCCGTAGTCCCGGACCCGACGGCCCGGCAGGTGAGCAGGATCTCCAAGGCGAACGCCACGTTCGTGTGCGCCGTGGTGCTGACCGCGATCGCGCCGCCGTTGAACACCACCGTGCTGCCGAACCGGACATCGAACGTGAAGTTCCCCGGGGTGGTCACGACGTTGGAGAACCGGCCGGCGGCCTTGACGAGCAACTGCTGCCCGATCCGGAAGTAGTTCGCCGGCAGGCTGTACTTCGCCGCCGCCGCCGCCACCGACGTCCCGAACAGCGACGTCGCGGTCGTCGTGTTCGACAGGGCAGTCCCATCGACGTGCAGCGAAGCGAGGGTCTCACCCCAAGTCTGCACACCCACCGACTACACCCCTTCCCAACCCCAATCGAATGCCCGAACCCGCCGCTACAAGCGCAACGGGATCAGGTCACTCCTCCCACTCCCACCCGAACGTGAAGATGTGCGCAGCCGGGAGCGCGTTCCCGATGTTCACGATCGCCAGACCATTCGCCGTGCCCTGGTCCACGATCAGCTCCTCCAGGAACTCGTGCGGCACGTCCAGGGTCGACTGCGTGTTGAACGTCAACGGGTCCATGCCCGCCGCGGCCAGCGTCGGGCCGGTCGTACCGAACGTGGTGGCCGTGGTGACGTCCAGGCCGGTGATCGCGGACACCGCACCACGCGGGTCCATCGGCAGACCGGTCGCGGTGGAGAACCCGGTGCCAGTCGGCCGGGCGGTCTGCCGGAAGAACTGGAGGGTCATCTGCTGCGACGTCGGGACCGACGCGCCAGCCCGGACCCCGATGATCAGGCGCCGGACCTTCAGATTCGCTGCAGCGCCAGCGACAAGCGCCCCGAGGTAGCCGTTCGCTGTGGTGGTGGCGTTGACCCCAGCCGCGACTGCGGTCTGGGACACACCGGATGCCTTGAATCGTCCCATCGCTGGGTGCTCCTGTCTGGGGTCTGTTCGCCGGCCGGGGGGACCGTTACCCGGCGACGTAGGGGGTTTCGGTGAACAGGGCGGTGATCGCCATTTCTGTGGACGCGAGGTGCGCGAGGGCCTGCTCCAGGCGTCCCGGGTTCTCGACGGGTTCCCCGGTGGCGGCGTGCTGCACCTGGCCGGTGAGCCCGTCCTTGACCTGCTCCAGTAGGGCGACCATGTCGTCGAGTTCCACGGGGGCGGGTCTCCTGTCCGGTGGCGTGTGCGGGTGGGGGGTTCCGGGCCCGGCGGTAGGGATTGCCGTGCGATTGGGGTCGAGGGCTGGATCAGTGATCCATCCCCACCGCCGGGACCCGGAGATCAGGGACTGGGAGCGCCTCGCAACGCACCCAACGACGTCATCAGGTTCAGGTGCTCCGTCGAACAACCGACCGACTCGTCAACGACCGCGCCGGCCGGGAACGCCGCCCAACCCCCGTCACCGATGGCGATCGTCCGGCCGTCGACCGTGGTCACGTCCCCAGACCGCGGTTCACCCTTCGCGGAACCGTCGACAGTCAGGTACGCCGACCACGACGGCCACACCACCATCCACCGACGCGCCGGGACAGGAGCCGGGACCTGGACGTCCGCTGCCGGGCTGTCGCCCTTCACGGTGGCCATCAGGCGCCCGTCACCTTCACCGCACACGCCGGTTCCTGGATCACCGGGACCACCGGACGACGGCCACGGATCAGCCACGAGTCGTTCGCGTCCGGATCCCTGCGCACCCACGACTCGATCCCCTGAGCCGGGTCACCCTGGTACTCCGGGGACGGGATCTCCTCGTAGCCGATCGCGCCGAGCTGCTGGGAGTCCAGGACCATCACCGTCGTGCCGCCCGGCATCCTGGCCGCAGGGACCGCCCGGACGGCGAGGCCGCCGATGGTCTGGATCTCGCCGTTCTCGGTGACCGTGGAGTTCGACTCCCGGCGCAGGCCCGCGATCAGGTTCCGGTTGGACGTGAGCCTCGCGTACAGCGTCTTCGTCAGGACCACGGTGTCGGGCTTGTAGCCCTGCGCGAGGTCTTCCGCGATCGACGCGGCGAGCTGCAGGTCCAGCAGCGGGTCCGCCGTCGCGATCGTCGCCCACGTCGCGACCGCGGCCTGCGTCTGGGTGACGGCGGCGGCGATCGCGGCCAGGCAGACGGTGTCGACCTGCTGGACCAGCTGGTTGACGACCTTCAGCATCGACCGATCGACCGGCTGCATGTTCTGGGTCCGGCCGATCTCCTCATCGGTGACCTTGACGTCCTGGCCCCACTTGGTCACGTTCGCGAGGGCCGCGGCACCGGTCGGGGCCAGACCCCGCGGGTACTCGCTGCCGGCGCGGACTGACTCGGGGGCCCGGTCGGTGTAGATCGACTCGGAGATGCCGTAGGAGATGGCGCCTCCGGAGGCCTTGACCTTCCCGGTCAGGAGGACGTCAGCGACGAACTCCTGCTCGGCCAGGGTCCGCAGCCGCCGCTGGACCAGGGCCGGGGACGACAGGAACCGGTTGATGGTGAGGACGTCGCCCGCGAGGGTCGGAGCGAGCGGTGGGTATGTGTATGGCATCGGTCACTCCTTCCTCAGTGGAACCACAGGACGCGCAGCGGGTTCGCTGCGGTGCCGGCTTCGATGGCGATGCCGAGGGCGGCGACGGGGTTGTCGGTGCCGACGACGAACGTGGTGACCTGCCCTGCGGCGGCGGCCTTGACGTACGAGCCGAGGGTGATGGTCCCGGCCGCTACCGGGCGCTGGACCCCGCCGCGGGCGACGGTGACGGTGTCAGCGGACACGGCGTCGTGGGCGGCGATCCCGACGACCGGTTCGTTCGCGGTACCCGCCGCGACGGTCACGGTGTTCGCGGCGGTCAGGACGACCAGCTGCCCACCGTTGATCGCGCCGCCTGCGGTGTAGGTGCGGTGCCAGGCGGGGGCGTTGGACTCGGTGTAGTCAGCCACGGTTCACCCCCTGCTTGGGGTCGCCGAACAGCTGCTTGTAGAACGCGTCGTCGTCGGTCGGGGACCCCGCCCCGGTGTGCCCCGACGCGGCGACGGTCATCGCGGTCCCGGGGGCCATCGCGGCGAGGATCTTCGTGACGACGGCGGGAGCAGCGTCGTACTGCTCGATCCACTCGTCGACCGCGGCGGGGGTGATCTTCCCGTCGGTGACGGCGGACGCGAGGACCGTCTCCCGCCGGGTCGCCGCCTCGGCTGCGTTCCGGGCGGCGAGCTGGTCCGACAGGGACGTGACCTGCGCGAGGACTGGGGCGAGCGCGGCAGCAACCAGCTGCTCCACGTCCCCTGCTACTGGCTGACTGGCCGGTGAGGGCTGCTGGTCACCCTGGGCAGCCGTGGCCGGCTCCAGGATGGGCGGAGACTGCGCGGGGGTGGTGGCCTTGTCGGACAGAGCCTGGAGAGCCGCCTCGACGGCCTCGTCTGTCGCGTCGTCGGCAACCCCCAGCAGCTCACGCATCTTGGGCGTGAACTCTGCCAAGGTCGGTGTGTCCTTTCGAGGTGAACCGGGAAGGTTCCCTCGACCCCGCCCTGATGGTAGGGCATGCCCCGCCGGGTCGTCTGCGGCACCGGATGCGGCGACCTTCCCGGGCTGGAATTCCATCGTGCCCCGTTCGGCCGGCCCGAACGTGAACACGCCACCCGACTCCGACCAGGGGACCCGCCAGACGACGTCATCGACGGCCCACGATTCGACCATCAGGTAGTCGGTTCCGAGTTCGTCGATGTACACGTCGTAGCCGAGGGCGCCGTCGGTGCGGGCCCAGGCGTCGAATGCGGGCCAGATCCCGTCCAGCGGCGCGGACGCGGTGACCTTGACGGGCCGGATGTGTTGGCCGTTGACCTCGACCGGCCGGGACGGGGTCCCGTTCGTCAGGGTGGCGTACCGGACCGCGCCGGGCCGGACATCGGTGGGGGGCATGGGTTCTCCGATCGTGGCGGCCACCCGGCGGGCGGCGACATACCCGGGATCCCCCGGGTCGGGGGTGACTCCGAGGAGCTTCGGGACGTCGGCGAGGCCTTGGACGGCGGGCGCGGCGACGCCCAGCAAGGCGAGCCCGGTCACGGTCATCGCGTATGCCTGCCCCGCATTCGTGATGACCCCGAGTTCCGCCTCAACGGACCGGGACGGGTACGCGCCGGCCATCACTTCGGCGAGCCATTCGGGGACGTCGACCAGGTCCCCGACCAGGACCGTCCCGTCTTCGGAGGCGCGCAGGTTCCGGATCGTGCCGAGCGCGGGTTGCCCGTCGCCGTTGAACCGGGCATCAACATGCCCGAGTTTCAGGACACCGGGCCCGATGTCGGGGTCGTGCTGGGCGCGGACAGCGTCGGCGATCTGGTCGGGGGTGCAGGGCCAGTCACCGGTCGAGGTGTGCCAGTCCCCGACGCGGCAGATCTCTACGGCGGGGACGGTGGTCAGGGGCATCGATCAGTCCTCCGCGAGCCAGTCGGGCAGCGGCACCATCGGGACCGACGTGTTCGCGAGGATCACGGGGTTTGTCACGGTCGCCTACTCCCACACCGGGATCAGGACCCCGCGGCAGCGGTACCGGCCCAGACAGAGCGCGTACCCCCCGGTCGGGTAGTCGATGGCCGCCTCGTCGAACGACGCGTACTCGGTCCCGTCGACCGCAGCGCACGCCTCGCACGTGTTCCCGTCCCTCAGTTCGCTGGCCACCCACCGTGCGGCCGGCGGTGCAGCGACAGCGACCGCGGCACGGCCCGCACCTACACCACCGTTCACGGCCCCGGCCAGAACATCCGCCTCCACCGTCCCCGCCAGGCCCTCCAGGAACGCGACGACCGCGGCAGCGACATCTGCGGGGACCGCTGCCGGCCCGGCGAGACGGAGAGCTTCCCGCACCCCGGATGTGACGGTCCCGGACCCGAGGACAGCGGCGAACCCGGCAGCGGCGTCGGCGATGGCCACCTCGTCCAAGACGACCTCGGCGACGGTGACGCCCTGCGTGAGGGCCTCCGCGGCGGCGAGGTCTGCGGCGACGGTCGCGGCGTCGAGGATCGCGGCGCCGATGGCGATCTCGGCGTCGCCTGTGTTGAGGGTGATGCTGGCGAGGGCGGCCAAGCCTCCTGCCGCGAGCGCGGCCTCGACCGCGGCGCGGAGCTGGTCACGCCAGCCCTTCTGAATCGCAGGCCAGGCGCGGAGCAGGTCTCCGAGGATCCGGTTCGTTTCCAGGTCGAGGGTCTGCGGGTCGAACCCGGCTTTCGCCTCCACGGTGGTCAGGGGCCGCCGGTAGGGCCACCCGGAGTCTTGGGTGACTTTCCCCCCAACCGACTCGTTCGCGGCCTTCACCGGCACCGGCGCGGGCGGCGGGGTCCCAGCCGGCTTGGGCGGCAACTGGTACGTCTCCCGCACCCACCCCTCAAGGTCCGGGTCCGCGGTCAGCGCACCTTCCTTCAACAGGCCCGCGACCGTGACGGCGAGCGCCTCCTCCGAGCCGGCGACGTCACCGACCACCACCGCCGGGGAGTTCGCCGACTCCCCCTCATTCAAGTCGGTCAGGCGGACACACAACTCCGTCGCGGTCTCCGCCAGCTGCCCCGCGATGCCCTGCAACGCCATCCCCAGAATGTCCAGAAACGACGTGCCGAGCGCCCGCGACCCGTTCGACGTCGACCCCAAATCCAGGACCGACGCCAGCATGCTCCGGGCCATCTGCTCGTCGTAATACCTGAGCAGCGCGATCCCATCCGGCGGGTTCCCCTCCGGCGCCACCAACCGCAACCGGAACCCCGGCGGCAGAGTGATCCCCGCCTCATCCCCGACCCGGATCTGCGCTATCGCAGCATTCGCGGCGTTGATCTCACCCTGCGTCGGCGTCGACCCCGGCAACACTTCAGCGGTCGGTACCGCAGTCCCGAACCTGCGCTGCGCCGTCGCCGACACCCGCATCTGGTCCTGCTTCAACAGCCACGGACCGAACGACGCCCTCAACAGGCTGTTCCCCCACCAAGCGGCGCCCTCCCGGTCATGGGCATACCAGAGAAGATCCTCCGCCTTCAAAACAACAGACCGGTTCCCCTTCTGCTCCGGGGCCGCCTCCTGCTCAACGGACACGAGGTTCCCGTCGCCGTCCACGTTGATCGCCAGCAGCGACGTCGGCATCCGCTCCGGCAGCCCAGCCAGGTACGCCTTCCCGTCCCGGACCTCGTAGAACGGGAAGAACGGCATATGCCCGAACACCAGCATCAGCGACGCCATCCGGACATGCTCACGCCAGCGGACCCCCCGACGGCGGAGGGGGCCCGGGTCATCAGGTTGGCCGAGGACCGGCAGCCCCAGAGAATCCGCGCACACCCGCACCATGCCCGGGGACGCACCCCGCGGGTCGACCTTCCACCGCCCCGACACCACCGGATGCAAGTAGGCGGACAGACTGGACCGGATCACCGGGTCATGCCGCATCCGGCCGAACGTCCGGACCGACTCGGGCCACATCAGGTCCACGACATGTTCGGACGGGTCGAACCCGGACAGGAGAGTCCCGCCAGTCGCGGCACCCGACAGGGACCCCAACGGGCGGAGGGTCGCGTCAGCTGCTGGCACCTGCTGCTCCCGGGTCCGATCGTCCTGGACCCTCAACCCCGCGCTCATGGTAGGGCGTGCCCCGGGTGCAGTGCCTAGACGTGGTCCGGCCCCTGCCACATTCACAGTGGCAGGGGCCTCAGAACCGGGCGGGTTCTCCTCCCGCCACCATCACACGCTACGCCCGACCCTTACCGGCAGGCCGCCGCCACCCCATCCAGTCGGCCGCCACATACGACAGGGCCCCCGACGGGACATCCCGACCCGCCGGCACCGGAGTCCCACCCGGACTCCCGGGCGGGAACTCCCGGATCCACCGGTCCAGGGTCGCCGGATGCACCCCGAACATCCGCGCCACATCCACCCGCGTCACCGGATCGACCGGCCCGAACTCCGCGCACCGCAACGCATGCTCCACCGCCTCCCAGCCGCCGAACCCGAACCACACCCCATCCAACGCGGACGCCAACTCCGGGGAGTACCGGCCCACCTCCTGGAGTAGGGCCACCCACCCGGCATGGTGCGCGAGCCGGGCCGGGACCGCCGCCCCGGCCATCGCGTCCCGCTGCTTAATCTTCGGGGCAGCCTGCTCAGCCAGGACCGCGAGCATCCGCTGCCGCTCCGTCGGCCACGACCCGGCAGGGGACAACACACCCACCCCGGCGGTCACCGGACACCCCCGGCCCGCTCCTCAGCCAACCCGAGAACACTACGTCGACCCTCAACCGCCCCGAGCAGGAACAGGACCACTGCCCCCGCAGCCGACGAGATCGACGGCCACACCACCATCCCCTGCCGGGCCAGAGCGACCCCCATTCCGAGGAGCCCGACTCCGATCAGCCCGACGAACCCCAGCTTCAGGAAGTACTGGCGGCTGGCGCTCACCGGTCTGCTGCTTTCCGCATCGCGGCCTCAACATCGACCGCCCATACCGCGACCCCGGCCAGGTACGCGGCCCGTTCTACGCCGCCGTTGTAGGACTGCCTGAATGGGCCGACGATGGTCGCGGCGACCTGCCACGCCACTGCCTGCCACGCGCCCGGTCCGCTGGTCTCCAGCACCGTCACCGGTGCGGCGTTCAGCGCGGCCAGCACCGCCTTCGCCGCGAGGGGCAGAATCCCGACGGCGCAGA